TCACTATCCATCAGCGCGCCAGCAGCCGTAACATTAGCAGTGTCCGTGACATCTGCTAGCGCCTCAATTCCTGCTAGTTTAGTGTCAAGGGCGGTAGTAAAGCTGGCAGTAGTGCCAGTCAGCACGGCAGCATAGGCCTGCACGTTAGTTCCAATCGTAACGCCAAGACTTGCGCGTGCAGTAGCACCCGTCTCCAAAACAAACGTCGTCCCATTACCAACAATGATTCCACCATCAGTGACGGCTAGGCCCTCGATCGCTTCAATATTTGCAGAATATGTGACCGACGCTCCAGCCAGGTCAACAACACCGGTAAACGTATTCGTGCCCGACCACGTGTTGTCTTGCGCCCGCAAGAACGTCCAGACCGTGGTCGCGTTAAAAACGGACGGCGTCGATGCTGCTTGGCTGTCGGCGCCAAACAACACTGCGTCCAGATTGAACGTCGCGTCCTGGCTGAGTGCCTTCAGGTCAATAGTCATTGCGGTGCCTCTTGCTCGTGGATCGCTGGCTGTAGTCCCGCGCTCGCCAGTGCGCGCTCATAGTGCGCCGCACCGGTCAGCGATACGCCGCCAACAACGGGATCGGCATTGTAAGGCGTGCTCTCGTAGCCAGCCCCGAGCGCCGCCGTTAAAGCGGAGATGAGTGAGCCCTGATTCGTCATGTGTCGGCCTTTGACCTGAACGCCGCTTCATACCGTTTCTGATCGCTCTGGGCGGAAAGCTTATCCTGCTCGACCGAGGCCTTCAAAGCCTCGTGGTCGTCAGCCTGGTCGCGCTCGCCCATCCACTTTGCCAGATCGATTTTCTGAGCGTTACCTGTGCCCTCTCTCTGTACGTTGACCTGCTCAGCACGAATAGTTGCATCCGCATCCTGCTTCTCTTTGCGCATGAAGTTTTCAATCTGGCGGTTCTGGCTTTGCTCACGGTCCTTGCCGCTCTCAGCCGCAATCTTCGCCATCTCGATGTTGTAACGCTTCTCAGCCTCTTCGCGCTTGAATGCCAACTCCTCGCGCTTGAGCGCTAACTCCTCGCGCTTGATCTGCAGCTCGGCCTCACTTGGGCCCTTCTGCTCCTGCTCTTGCGGCTGCGGCGGCGCAGCCAGTAGCTGGTCAAGCGATAACTGGATGGCGTGCTCCTCGCTCTTGGCAAGTGGATACCCACGCACGCCAAACATCAGCAACCGGCCCAGCAACGGACCCGCTGCCGGAGCCTGCTGCAAGAACGGAACAGCCTGAGAAAGCAACTGCGAAATGCCGTTGAGTATCTGGCCGCGCTGGTTTTGATCGTCAGCCGCGTCCTCAACAATCAAGCTCTTTTCGTCGACCTTAATGCGCTGCTGGCGCATGTTGGACCGAATGAGCTGTAGCGCAGCCTGAATGCGATTCATGTCAGGCTGCTTGGTCTGGTCGTTAATCATTACCTCAGTCGCGCTGCTAATCATGATCAGCGTCTCGTCAGAATAATGCTTGCTCATAATTTCAGATTGGATCTCAAGCGCCTCGTCAGCCATGCGGATCATCTCGCCCTGCTTCGGCATTAGCCGCTTGCCAGCAAAGTTGCCCTTGATCTTCTGTGCAGCCGCCGTCTCACGCGGGTCACTCGCACCGCGAACAATGTCGCTCAGCCCCGTGATCTCATACAGCTCCTGCGTCAGCGCCTGGCGCGCACGGTGCAGCCGCTCAAGAACATTCGCAACCTGCTCAATCGGCAAAAACTCAACCGCGCCCTTCAAGCCGCCCTTCTCGGAAAACAACGCCCAGCTATCAACCGGGATCATGTCGTTTTCCATCGTCTGCGTCATGAGACGCTTCATTACTTCCCCAGCCGAAGAGTCGTAAACGCCGACAACGCGCAGGCTCTCAGTCAGCAACTTAATCCGGTACGTCAACTCGTCCAGCTCGATCGCAATGTCCTGCCACAACTTATAGTCAGGCGTCGGCATCAAGCTGTCGTTCGTCTTCGTTCCCATCGATGGCCGAGGGCACGGGAAAAAGCCCTCCAGCTCAAGGAAGTCATCCTTCTCGTCAAGAAACATCTCAGGCTTACTTGGGCACAGCCAGTAAACCTTCTTCTTGCGCTTGCTCCAGATCTCCCACACCTCGCCCTTGGCAAAGATGCCCTTCTCTTCGTCCGTCGCGCCACTGCTCTTGAACTCATCGCTGCAGCCAATCGTCAGCGGAACCTTCTTGCCAACCTCATCGCCGAAACGCTTGATAAGCTCCTCGCGGTCCATCGGGACGCGCCGAGCAACCCACGGCACATGCTTCCATTTGGTCGCAGCGCCGTGCAAGAAATCCTTGTACAGCACGTGCTCCCATTCACACTCCTCGTACACTTTCTCTTCGTACTCGTAAGATTCCGTGGTGCCGTCCGGAAGCTCTCTCTCTCCCTGTCTCAATTGCATGTATGGAGAATATTTAGCCCAGATAACACCACGGGAACACATTAGATAGTCATCACGGGCATCAAGCAAAGCATCGTGCAGCTCGTGATTGTCCATCGAACAAGAAAGGCCGCGCTCAATAATCAATGAAGCGTCGCGTGCCTTTGGGTCGCTGTCGTTAAACCGGCGCCCAACAAACGGCCTTGGCGCCTGGTAATAAACAAGTGGCTTCATGGTCTCCATGACAGACCACAAAACATTATATTTTCGGTTTTTAGGTATCGCACTATCGTCGCCAGAGCTCGCGCCGTCGTCCTGGCCCTTGTACTTCTGCCCGATGTCGTCGCACTGCTTCCAGTAAGCCTTGTTCGCCTTCTTTGCCTGCTCAAGCTCGCGCGCCCACAGCTTGGACGGCGTCGTGCCCTCGCCCATGTCGTCGCCGTCTTTGAGCCTTGCTTCTTCGGCCATGCGCATGTCCCGCTAGATGCGGCGAGTCACGACATTATCGCCCCGCCCTCTGGTTTCATTATCGTACCAGAGCTGGTCTAACGTCACGTCCGCTAGTGTCCCAGTTCGCTTTGGGTCTCTGTCAGGACTCTCCTTGGCCCACGGACGACTCATCACGCCGTACCGCAATGCGTCCGCTGCGTGGTCTTCAGCCGTCGTGTCCAGATCTTCTGGATTGTTCTCGTCGTGCTGCAGCATCGGCAGCGTTCGCAGCAAGTGCTTGCAGTTGCTGAAGAAAAAAAGCATCGGGATCATTTCTTCGCGGTTGTGCCGCTCGACCACAGCGCCACCCAGCCGGCCGCGCACCTGGTCCCAGCCGCTCAGCGCGCCCATCGGCCCAACTCGCTTGTTGTCCGCACGCCGGAAAGAGACCTTGCCCTTCGTGTGCCGGAACATGCGCTCCGCAATGCTCGGCCCGCCGTCGACCGCAAACGCGCTGGGGTCAAGCACGCCGTAATCGATGCGCTGCCGCATGTTTCTCTCTCTCTCAAGGAGGCCTTGCGCGACCTCCTCAGCGTACATGCGCAAGCCCTTGTTCGCGTCCACCTGGCCGTCAGGCTTCATCTTCACGCCGTACCACTCGTTGTAGATGACGATGGCGTCCTTCGGGATGAAGTGACCGCTTTCGGGATGAACCCAGTCCTCACTGGCCACTGCCGCCCAGTAGAATGCGAACGGCCGCGCACTGCCCCAGTCACCGCACCGAAAGCGCATCCACCAGTCGGGGAGCTCAGTCGGTTTCAGGACGTGCTTCTGCGTATCAAAGTTATCGAAGAACGCACCGTCGATCGCCATAAAGTCGCCATGTAACCAAGCCTTGACGAGTTGCTCACTACCCGACTCCATTAATCGCGCAACGTAATTGGGATCTTTCTGCATGAGTATCTGGTTGTCGGTGACGCGGCTTGGGATGTATATGCGCTCAGTCACGTATTCCATGCGCTCGCCGTTGGGGAGCACTGTCGCGTTCATTTCCTTGATTGGCTCCCAGCCTTGCGGCGCAGGGTCGATATATCGAGCGCGCACCCAGTTAGCCCCACTTCCGCCTGGATTGCCTGTAAGTAACAGTTGCGTCGGGATACCCTTCGTGCTCCGCAGCGTTGCTTTCAGCTTGGCGATTGGCCCCCAGTTTGGGAATGTCCCAGCCTCTTCGATGCAAATGCAGGTAAACTCTTTTCCCTGCATGTTCTGAGCATCCTGGTCCCTCTCAAGATACGCAAAGCTCATCCATGCCCCGTTCGGGAATGTCCACTTGAGATCTTTCTCTCTCCACTTCGCGCCGTGGATTGGGAACATCTCATGCGCCCGCGCCATTACCTCGGAGAGCTGCTTGAACGTGCGGCGCACAAATAGGCCGCGCTCGCCCTTGCCAAACTGCAAGGCGCGAATAAGCATTTTGCCTAGGGCAGCATCTGTCTTTCCTCCCCCGCGCGCGCCGCCAACTTTATGTATAAAACAAAAAAAATTTCCGGAATCGGACAGTGAATGAACGCTGTCTGAGGGCCGGGTTGCGGTCGCCAATGGACCGCACCTTCAGGTACTTCTGTCATTTTACTGTCGAAAACTCCCCGTGAAGCGCCGCAGATGCTTGGCGATAAGCCTTAGCCGCCTCGTATTTACAATCGAAGCGGCCGAGGCTTTTTCTCTTTCCGTTAACTAATCTAATCAACCACAACCCGAATCTGACTACCATTCGGCAGATCCCAGCTCATGCATCGCAAATTGGGCACACCGCCCCGCTCCTCGATGTGCGGGCTTACCGCCCCGAAGATCCGCCTCGCGAGAGAGAGAGATGGTGCTGGCACCGCCACTACGCACTCACCCGCCCATGCACGATGTACTTGCTCCTCGACGGCGGCGACCGCCATTTTACCTAGTCTCATAGTCTTGCTCCGCTACCTGTTCTTCGTGTTACTTCGTCACCTCGTAGACCAGAACGTGCGGATCGAGCATGCCGATGTAAACGACAGCGTCATACTCGCCCGAGATAATGAACATCGCCTTGTTGTCTTCGTAGAACCGCATCAAGTCAGGATCCTCGATCATCTGCAGGCCGGTCAGGAAGTACTCCTTGCCTGCGCCGCTGAAAGGCACACGCGAAAAGCTGCGGCCGGGATGAGCTTGTGGCGCCTGGTTCATTTTCGAACCTCCACAGTGACGACCTCAGCATCCTCGACATCGATCGCTCGCATCGGTTGCATTGTCTCAGGCGCGAACTGCCGGCGCCACTGGTCACTGCTTGCCTCGTAGTCGGGCATCGTGCCAACTACTTGGTGCACATGGCGGTGCTCGACAGCATCGTCGCGCTGATTGAGATCCTGCTTGCCAAGATGTATGGCCATCTGAGCATTCACGTCGGCCAAGTTCTGCTGCGCAGTGCGTAGCCGCTTGACGTACTCAGACCGCCCCTCGGCGTAGGCATCCGCAATGTCAGGGTCGTACTCGTCGTGGCTCTCATCGATCTTGCGACGCAGCCAGCCCGAGTTGACGCGCAGGTATGCGCACACCTCAGTTGTTTGGCACCCGATCGCTGCCATCTCCTGAATATGGGCAAGCCCAAGCGCCGTCACATGGTAGTTGGGACCATCCATCTCGATCAGCCCCGCGCGGGGCTTCCGATCTTTCGGTTTTGTTTTTGGTCTTGCCATGGTTGCAAATACTACCCTATTCAGTCTTTTCTTCGGGCTTCTTAATCGACTTGCCAAAGTTTTCGAGATAAGAAGCAACCTCGTCGAGATACCCCTCTCTCTCTTTCATGCGGTCGATCTTTACACGCATCGCCCGCAAATGAGATACTGCCCGAACATTGTCCGCCGACGCACATGCATACCCATTATGCTTCGCGTATTCCGAGTGCATTCCGCACCGCCGACAAAAGAAAGTCTCTTTGCAAATGTCATGCTTTTGACTGATGATTAAAGGGTGAGGTTGCATCTACTTTCTCTCTCTCTTTTTCCGGGGGTTTTGCCGGGGGTTTTGCATCTGATTAAACCCCCGGCAATACGAGGGGGGTTTAATTTTGTAACGTCATGATTTTGCTGCTTTTTTCGGTGCCGACTTTTTTCGTTTAATGGGGGGTTTATTGGGGGTCGAAACCCCCCTCTTAATTGCCGGTTTAATTGCCGGTTTAATTGCCCGCCTATTGGTCCTTTTAGCGGGTGCATTAGCCTTCGTATTCGCCGCTTTTTTGACAGGCTTTTTAACCGGCCCGTTCGTCACGCCGGCCACATCCCGCAACAAGAGAGAGAGAGCCTTCATCGATTGCTCCGTCTCATAACTCTCAGAGACAAGTTGCTCGCACAACTTTTGAGTCGTCTCCATCCGCCAATACAAAATGGCGCATACAACTAAAGCCGTCGCGCCAGGCAACATCACCATCGTCACAACCATACCTATATCAAGCATCTGTATTCCCTCGTTTCGAATCAAACTCAGCGGCAAAAGCCGCAAACAAAATATCAGCGTGGATCACCAACCGCTGCCGGCCG